ACGCAAGTGTCCTTCGAGCGCCGGGTCCGGCATGATCGCCCCGACACCCATCAACTTGCTGACGTAATCAGCGACCTCGCTCAACTCCACGCTCGACACCTGACCGTACGTGAGTTCCGGCATCCGGTCCATACGCATCGCGTTCAGTTTCAGGAGGCGCGGGATAGCGAACTGATTCACTACCTCAGCGATCGTCTTCGCGATGCTATCGACAGCCAGCGTCCACAGATCGACCTTCGCCGTCCCCAACGCGAACGAGCCAACCCTGTCGCTACCAAGCAGCAGGAAGTCAGAGAGCAGCGACATCGCGATCCGCTGGTCGTAACGCTGAATCACCGCGCCCGTATCGAACTGACGCGAGCCCGACGCCGACAGCAACGTCAGATCAAAGATACGGTTACCGTTATCGTCATATGCTGCGGGGAAGACGATACCTTCCTGCTCGTTCCGCTTCACGTTCTGCACGATGTCCGTGATCGCCTGAAGGACCGCCTTCTGCGCGGGGTTCGCGGTACTCATCAGATACTCAGGCGGCACATACGCCATCGGCAGGCCAGCGAGGTCACGCTCGATACCGACCGCCTCGATCTCCTCAATCCTGCGCTTGTAGAACCACGGACGGTAAGCGTTACGCAGCAGGGAGTAGCCCTCGGGGTTGTTCCGGTTCGTCGTCGTGCGGAACAGGACAGCCTTCTCGATAGGGATACGATGCAGCCCCCCACCCGAAGGGTCCATCTGGATCATTCCCTGGATGCCGCCACGATCGTCAAGCATCCACTCCTGAAGGGTTTCCTGCGCCCGGACGGGCCACTTCCTCCAGCCGATACGGTTGTCGTTGAATCGTGAGTGCGTCTTCGGGTCGTTCGTCATGCCGCCGCGAATCTTGTAGACAATCTCATGGAAAGACCAGCCGTAGACGAGCATCGAGAGAATGTTCTGAAGTGTCGCGTCCCAGGAATCGCTCATGTCGTCAAGGCACTCCTGAACGAACGTAACGGTTCGCTCGTCCTCGCCGTCGATCTTCCACTCCAGGCGAGTGATTACCTTGTCGATCGCATAAAGCATCGCCCCGACGACGGGATCGTTGTCCCGCATCTCGCGGTAGACCTTGAAGCCCTTGACGCCCTGAAGGTTCGGCAGGAACTCCTCGTTGATGATCCCACCGGAACGGCGCAGACCGCTAGAGCCGATCTCGATGAACGCGCCCCTGCCCGAACCCATCTCATCTTCGTGCATCAGCGTTCATCCTTTGCGCCGTCAGGAACACCGCCTGAGATTCCGAGAATCCCGCCTCACGGAACGCCAGGTACAACTCATGAAGAGATACCGCGTAAGTCATGAGGGGACTCATCCCGTTAGTCTACCGCGCCGAAGAGTGCATCTTGGTCAGGATCAACGATACGCCCATTGCGCCACAACTTTCCCGCGACGACACCATCGAAGAAAGACTTCCGTGGGCGAACGAAAGTGTCGCACTCCTTCACGACCGAACAACGCTCGCAATACGATAACGCATACGTTACGAGGATTCCCTCAACCGCATCGAAAAGGCTTGGGGCCGCTTCCCGGCAGGCAGCGTTCTCGCGCAGAGACTCGGGGTACTTCAAGGCTGCCCAGCCCCCACATGCCGCTTACGCTCCTGCTGAGCCTGCGAGAACGTGCGGCCTGCGAGCCGCTTCTGATAATGCCTGATGTTGTTCTGCGGGATACCGATTCGGTTCGATGGTGCTAGGACACACAGTAGGTCAGACTCATGCTGGGAGAAGTAGCCTGCCTCGCCAATCGCATCCAGGTCAGGGAACACATCAGCATGATAGTCCACAGTCTTATCCACAAGGTCGTCTTGCTTCCCGCCCATGCTGTAACAGATCAGGAAGTTCGAGGCAGGGTTGAGGTTCGCGTCCTTCAGCATCGCGACCTCTTTCGTGTACGCATAGAACAGGATGTCCGGTCTGCGCTTCGCGATCTCCCGCCAGCCGTTCAGGTATTCGCGGGAGAAGAAGTCACCGCTGTCGTGGATACGGATAGCGGTCCCGCCGCATTGAAGCCAGAAGCGCGCCCAAGGCGACAAGTGACTTGTGTCGGTGAGGCCAGGGATCGCGCGCGGCTCTCCCCTCTCACGGAACCGCTTATGCGCCAGTTCAGCCAGCAACACAGCCACCCAGTCCGGGTCCTCCCGAACGAGCGTCAGGTTGTCGAGGTGCTTCCCGCGAACCTTCGGGAACAGATACGTCCCGTTACGGGCGTAACAGAACTTCGCGCACGCGCCAGCATTAGGGCACACGTTGAAGTGGGAGCCGTCAGGTAGTTCCACCACCCACGCGGGGAGCGTGAAGTTCCATACCCCGTCCTTACGCATCTCGCTGTTCTGCGTGAAGTACGCCATGACAGGGAGTGTGCCAGTAACTAGACGGCACGCAACGGCGACACGCTAGCAGACGAACGCATCTGCTGCTCCACCAAGAAATGAATCAAGGCGCGTTCAGCGTTATCGGCGCACTCCTGCAACTCATCATCCGGCATCTCACTAACGCGAGCGACGAACGGGTCAAGTGCTTCCGCGATAGCGGTCACAGTTCCTCGTCCTCGTCCTCATCGTCATAGGCGTACACCATCTCATGCGGTGCCGCGTCCAGCATCCCGTTGATCTTCCAGTACGGCATATGGTCAGCCGCGAACGCATGAATGTCCGGTGCGCCCTCGCTCGTCATGAACTCCGCGACGATCACCCAGCCAGTCACGATGGCGGCGTTCTCGTACTCCTCCTGAAGTTGCCGGAGGACAGCCGCTTCGACCGCATCCTTTGGGCTCACTTCATCAGCCACGCGACACCCACTTCCCACAACCGGATAGGTTCAAGAATACCGCCAGACACCCGTAACGATTCCCTTTGTTAGTGTCTAACGTGTTCACTCCGCGACGTTATCCATGTCGTCGCACAGCATCTCGAAGTCATCCATCCTGACCGCCTAACGTCCGGGTGGGGAGAGGCGACGAGAGGGGGATCGCTGCCCCTCCCCACCGTGTAGGGAACGCGCGCTCAACCTACGTTTCTGAACGCGGCACATTCCTTGCGCCTGTGCCTGCGTAGTGTGCTGATCGAGACGGTGGCCCCGTAGTCGGTGAGTGCGCGGACGATCATGGTGCCCGTTATGCGTGGATTGTCTAGTGCGGCGTTGAGTGCGGCTACGTCTTCCTTGTCGAGTGTTGGGAGCATGTCGCATACGACGCATGAAGGCCCACCGTTATTCGGGACTTGTTGCGCTAACGCTTCCGCGAGTGTTTGCTTAGGCATCTGTCTTCCCGAACATGCCACGGAGCCTCTGTCGCAGCGGTGGGCGCGTGTTCATGGCCTGCTCGGTGTCCACAGCCTTCTGGTCTGGTGCGGCGGCGAGAGCGGCCATGATGCGCTTCACGCGCCTACGCTCATCGGTCAGGTCGAGGCCATCGACATCGTTCTTGCGCCCATACGTTACGAACTTGCCGTTGCCGTCGATGAGTCCGTTCGTCCAATCGAGGTGCCTCATCAGGCCGGGCCGAGGCTTCAGGTTATAGGCAAGCATGATCGCTGCCGTTCCCCTGCGGAGGCTGTTGAGTTGAGCCTTCTTCTTGGCACCCTTCCAAGACTCGTTGTATGAATGATCGGTCTCGATGCCGAGCGCGACCGCGTTCATCCCATCTACAGGGACTCCCCAAGTGTTGCCGCGCTTCGCGGGGTCGTCGCCTCCGGTGCCTGCGTGATTCGAGAGGCCAGCGGCGATGAGATGCCACGTTCCCGAAGCATGCTTACCGTTACAGCCCGAGCAGACCCAAATGGCACCAGCAGGGGCGATCTCCATGTACTTCATCCACTCCAACGCTCCGGGCGAGTCCCCGCTCGGCGACGCGTCGTGATGCCAGAGGATGAACTTGAAGTCTCGGTAGCCCTGACCGTTGAACCCTACGGTCTTCCAGGTCTTCCCGTTGTATGGGCCGCGCGTGTACGACTCCCCGATAACGGGTACGCCAGCCTTCTTCAGAATCTTGCTTAGGTCCTTCAGCCAAACGCTCA